CTGTGGGGGAAACGCAAAAAACTTTAAGTTCTTAATTTTTTATTTGAAATCACATGGTTAATGGTCATGTCGGGGCTATGTTATTAATAATAAATTTGTAGTCATGCAATGCATAGTCCTTCACATCATGTATATATGATCTATATATACCACGCTGTTCTAGTGCGGTCTTATGACTATGACACTCAGGACATAGTGATTGGAATAGGTTGTGATGGAAGGCTTCTCTACCTATTGCTTTCCATGCGAATACATGGTCTACATGGTTAGCTTGTGTTACCTTGCCTGTGTATAGGCACGACTGACACAAGGGGTAGGCGGATAGCTGGGCTATTCGCTTTTGTTTCCAGAATGGTGTCTGATATAAGGAGTTGAATTCTTTTCTCTCTTTAGTGTCTATCCATTCCTTACCGCCATGCTCTGAGCAGTAGGTGTTTAGCTTACTTCTGGTGTTCTTACATCCTAGGCTGGCGCACTTAGTATATGTAGGGATACTGGGCAATTACTTATCCCAATCGCTGAAGTCTTTATTAAACTGTAGGATAGGGTAAGCTAATGCTTCTTTCATCCTGTCTACATATTCATGTAATTCATCTATTGTTGCGCCAGATGCTTTTGCCATACAAAAACCTGAGGGTTTACCCTCGATATTGTAATAAACCTCGGCAATCTCTAGGATTGCTTCTCTATCCTCAGAATACTGAACTAATCGGATATTCCAATGCATTATCTTAGGAATGTCAGCTTGTAAATGGTGCTATCCAAAAGGGTCATAATGTTATCGATCTCATTCTGAATATTGCTGTAATCAGAAATGGCTTCACGATTTGCAATGACATATTCCCGGATAGATTTCAGATAATCTAATGCTTCTACGGCTGGATTGCCAAACATAGGGGGATAGGCTTCAATGATTTCGCCCATACATCCTTGAATGGCTTCTGCCAATGAATCTGTAGTTTCTACGATATTGTCGTAATAATCGCCTAAAGCAATATGCTTTGCATAAGATCCTTCGCCCCTTGCCTGAAGATGCATGATATGAGCAATAGTGGCTGAATGTAGCAATGTTCCTACAAATTCACCGATGATTGATGGTGTCATAGTTGATTCTTCCTTATATCCGCTTGCATGGGCGGCTGTAGCTACCTGAATAGCTTTGGCTTTAGTTGGGAATGGTCCTTTACTGCCCCAGAACCAACCTTTATCTGTATGTTTAAATGGCATTTGATTATTTTACTATTTTTTACAGGCTTTGCAGACAAATTTCTCATTAAGCCCTTTGTTATACAGCAAGAAATATCCTTCGCTTGTTTTGGCTTTTACCTTACACATTGAGCAAACTCTTAGGCTATACACTTGTAATTTTTGGATGTATTTTTCATAAATCATTGTTTTTTAATACAATTCATTTAATATATGTAGCTAGATAACCATTGTAAGCGATTATGAAGATACTTTTGCTTGACATCGAAACAAGTCCCAATACTGCTCATGTATGGGGACTTTGGCAACAAAACATATCTTTAAATCAACTTCTTGAATCGTCTTACACTTTGTGCTATTCAGCCAAATGGCTTGGTGAAAAGCAAATTTACTTTGATTCTGTTCAAAAAAGCACATCACAATCTATGCTTGAGGGTATACATGGATTATTGCAAGATGCTGATGCTGTAATTCATTACAACGGCACAAAGTTTGATATACCTACCCTTAATAAAGAATTTTTGCTTCATAAACTTCCACCGCCGCCACCAATTAAGCAAATTGATTTACTCAGAGTGGTTAAAAGCCAATTTAGGTTTCCCAGCAATAAACTAGATTATGTAGCCCAGCGATTAGGTCTAGGCAAAAAGAATTCCCATGAGGGTCATACCCTTTGGATTAAATGCATGAATGGGGATAAAAAGGCTTGGAAAACAATGGAAGAATACAATATTCAAGATGTCATATTGCTTGAAAAGCTATATAACAAACTATTGCCTTGGGTAAAACAACCAATCAATGTCAGTTTAATGAAAAAGAATAGGGATGGCTTTAATTGCCCTACTTGTGGCAAAAATTCAATTATTAGTAAGGGCTTTAGATATACCCTTACCGGGGCTTATCAGCGGTATCAATGTAAGGCTTGTGGAGCATACTCTACAGATACCAGAACAGTTATTCCTCATGCCAAACTTAAACATTTATCATGAAATTAAACCCAGAAATTGTGCGCCATGCATACGCTAGTCTTAGCTGTGCTTACCCATTTACCAAATGGTCAATGCCTTTGCCAGAAGAAATTGATTTCCAAATAGTATATGACATGGATGCCCTAGGAACATATACCTTTGATACCGGGGATGATGAATTTGCACATACCATCACAATATCATCTGCTAGGTGTGCATTTTACATGACCATGTTATCTACGCTGGCGCATGAAATGGTCCATTGTTCCTTCCATAGGCAAAAAGGTGACAAATGGTTACATCATGGAATTGAATTTCGGCGGCGATGTACCCTTGTGGGTAAGTCGCTTGGTCTAGATCATTTAGAATTGTAGTCAGGGCGTTAAGCCACCATAGTAGGATGCAGTAAGTTAGGCTTTTTGTGGCTTTCCACCTAACAGATAGTAACTGCCAAATACTGTTCTGTTACTTATAGGTATATATTTTGTATATACATTGATACCTATATGTATAAATTGAGCCGTATTCTATGATTTAAGGCTCAATTTCTGAGCCGTATTAATGATTGCTTGAAAATGGCAATATCTGATTCTGGTTGTATATTCTAAGTAATTGGTTCTCATTAGCCATATCGCAGATGTCATCCACAATATGCTGTAGCAAGCGCATTTCATCATTGGTCATAGCTTTGCCTACAAACAGATCATTCAAATGCTCTATGATTTCATTTAGCTTATCGCCGCCTACTGTGTAGCTAGTGCGACTAGAACTTGTCTTTATTGGTCTGTTCATTCTTTAATTTACTTTCCAAGTCTTTTATTTTGTAGTTCCAGCAACTCCGCACAGGATATTGACCATTTTTTTTCAAAACTAGAGATACCCAATCTGTGAATACTATCGTTTCCGTTCCTATGATGCTCAGGGCATAATGCAAGCACAGGGGATGCAGACCGAACATTTCCATATCTGCGTACATGATGGAGTTCTGCCGGAGTGCCTTCAAACCCAAGGACTTCGGAACAGAGAATACATCCGAGTTCTGCAATCTTGTTAAGTGCGATCTTTTCATCTTTGGTCATTTAGTAGCAATCAAATACGCCCCATAATTGGCAAAACAATAGCCTGAATACATACAAGCTAAACCCATATTACCTTTAAATGCTTGTTCAACAGCGATGTATAAGTAAATTAAACCAGTAACAATTATTAGCCAAGAACTCATTTGAAATCAACCCATATAATGATGAGCAAGATTCCAAAAATAATAAGACCAAAATAGTAAGGATAACTATCCATTTACATCCCCTTATCAATTGCACGATTGTTTGCACTTTCAGTCCTATATATTTCGACAGCCAGTTGAGCACTTATGAGCTTCCATTTTAATTCTTCTTCAACTCTAATGGCTTCTTTTAGCCCATATATCAAATTTAGATAGTCCTGATGGCTTTTTGCATACATTTCTTTTCCGGTAAAAGTAGTTTCAGTTGATTCTGAAGCTAATATTGCGGCTTTACTTTTAAGAAAATGCTCAATATATATGCGATTTGCCTTGGCTTGAGCAAAATCTACTGATTTCTCATAAATAAATCGTCTTGCTTTGTTTGCGGATTCTTCTGTATTTTCCATAATCTTGTTATTTCATCCTGTAGTTTAATTGCACCTTCAGCACCTCTTTTTTCCCATACTAATGCTATTTGCTTCCTTCGATCCTTTAAACTCCATCTAAGTAATTCCCTTGCTTCGCACTCTAACCGCCATTCTTCTGAATTGGTGTCCATCCTATATTGGTTCACCATACTTATATAAAATGTTTTTAGGGATTAAAAATGCTTTCTTTGGGGATGTATCTCCCGGACCAGTAAACTCTATAAAGGTCAATTTGTTAATAAATATGCACTTAATAATGTTTCTAGTAGATATTTGCATAAACATATCATCATCATAAAATACCCAGTATCTAGCTGTAGAAGTCATTAGCCCAGATGGTTTACCATTCATTTCTATTTCTACTACGATGTTGCCTGTGTCTGTGCTTTTAGGGTCATATTTAACTTCTATGCCATAGTTTTCTTCTGGCAACCAAATATCATATCCTTTGTAAGCATTGACAATAGTGGCACAAGGACAATCTCTACGATATATGTCCAACACTCTTTTTTCAATTTCTAACCCTTTGGCTAGATCATCATGGAATGTCATCTTTAGCCTGTTCTATTGCTTGTTCAAGGATTCCAGTAAACCCAAATTGAAACATTAGCTTTAAGAACTCTGGGGAACAATCTAATTCCACATCGGCTGATCCGTCTGGGTTCTCTGTTAGGCTTACAACTGTAAATTTTGGAATTGTCATGCTCTAGCCCTTTTTTCTCTATGCTCAATGATAAAACTTTTCATTTCATAGTAATTGTTAAATCGAGCCAAGGCTGGGTCTTTGCCGCATTCTGACCTATATGCTTGTTCTATTTGTTCATTAGTCCCTAGGGGTAGTTCCTTGGCTTTCTGAACGGCTTGTTGTAACCATTCCGCTTTAAATCCAATCCAACCTCTTTCACAACACATTTGCATAGCTTCTTCAAGAGTTATGTTGGCTTTATCAGATTCCCTAATTAATCCTTTTAATGCTGTTTCTGTCCATTTGGCTTTTTTGGCTTTCCGAACTTCCATGTAATCTTTAAAAATAGAATCAGAAACCCCTTTAGGGGTAATTAGTTTATGGTTAATGGTTAATGGTTTATGGTTAGTGGTTAAGGTTTGTTGTGGGTTTTCTTTGGAAACCGATTGGGTTATTTCTGGGTTATTCTTAGGTCTACCGCCTAATTTGCCCACTTTTTGATTGATTTCGGCTTTGTGATGATACTTTTCAATCTCATCATCGCATCGATTATGATGCCATCCGTCATCAGATTTGATGAAAAATTCATGCAAAACTGTTTCGACCAATTTTGAATAATCAAGCAATCTTAACCGCCTACAAACCGATTGGGTTTCTAGTGGGATAGCTTGTTCTGAATCATAATAAAAATTGATTAGCTTGAAATAAATAGCTTCTTCTTCAAGGCTTAAATGGCTGGTGGCAAGATGCCAATCAGATATATTAAATTTGTAATAATGCATACAATTCCCTGTCAAAGGCAGTCATAGGTGGACTTGGCAGATCGGTGACTAATCGACTTTTCGGGGATGACCCTAGCCTGTCCATAGATTTTACTACTAAAACTCAAATTCCTTAACATCATACCGCCCATTATCTTTTTTGTACCATCCAAAGACAATAATTCGCCAACCAGCCGCCAGCAATAGGGGTAAATACTCAGATGCTTCTATTTTTTTTATCCGGGCTGACATATTGCTTTTGGAAGTAATCTGGATGCCTAATGTTTCGCCTGACCCAATAGCCAATATATCGAATATGCCAAATAGGTCTTTTTTTCTTCTGGTGAAAGCGTTGTAGCTTTCTACGATGTCGCATTGGTAGCCCCTGTCTTTAAGAAGTGCCACAGTTCGCTGATTTAAACTAGTCATATCTAATCATACAACAAAACAACTGTCGTATTTTTGACACAGGGTATGTCCTAATACGATTTTTGTTTACATCTTAAAAATAGGACATTAAAGTTTACCCATGCAGTAATTTTTAAACAAAACAGGAAAGTATATGAATAACCCTTTAACACTAAATCAGCAAAATCGGCTTATCAATGCCGCCAGCAAAATGAGCCGAGAAGAATGGGGCAAATTGCCAGTTGGCATTACCGATCAAATTGCGGCACGAATTGATCGAGTAATCCTAGAGTTGCATGAAGAAAACCCAATGGCATTTAGCACTATTGCTTATTATGATGAAGCATTAGCCAAAGTTGTATATACAAAAAAATCAGTTGGCATGGATTTTTATAGATATGGACAAAGGAGATAACATGACTAAGATCGACATTATTGGTGTAATTTTGTTAGGTATGCTGTTAGGCACAATGTTTGCGATGGGGGTTTAATATGGGAATGAATAGAGAAGATGCATATTACGAACCAGAAGATGCAGAAGATTTTGATGAGGAAATTGCTGAATTGCTTAATGGTGATTACAACCCAGACCTTCCAGAAAACATTCATGAAGCATTTTTAAATGATGCTTTCTTTGGCACTCATTGGGATGCCCTAGTTGATGCTCTGCAAAAAAATGAAAAAGAAAAGATTGGCTTAATTGTTTCAACTTGTATATACGAATACTGGGAATCAAGAGCAGAAAGCGATTGCCAGCCATGAACAAATACAAAGAACTTCGCATCATAGATGTATCGGCAGAAACAAAAAAGAAAGGTCGCTTTACATATCTTCCTTGGACTTATGCTGTAGATACATTGTTGATACATGACCCAGAAGCCAACTGGACTTATACAGCACCGATTGAGCATAATCAAACTATGATGGTCGGTTGTTCTGTAACAGCATTTAATAAAACAATGACTGAGTTTTTACCAGTTATTGATGGAACAAACAAAGCAATCACTAACCCCAATTCAATGCAAGTAAACAATGCAATGAAGCGGTGTTTAGTAAAGGCTATCGCATTACATGGAATTGGATTATCCTTATATGCGGGAGATGAATTTTGGGATGAACCAGAAGAATCTTCTACAGATAAAATTATTCAGCAACTTGAAGCCTGTAAAACCGCAGATGAATTAAAAGCCGTCTTTGGATTAGCATGGGCTGAATTGAAAACTAAGAAACAAAAAGAGCAAATTCAGCCAATCTATGAAAAGAAAAAGGTAGAACTAAATGCGACTAGCGCAAGAGCAACCAAATGATGTATGTTCAGACTGTGGCGGCAAGTGGGGGCAATACAAACCTAAAAACCATGATTACCGGGTTTGGCTAGACACTTGTAATGTCTGCAATAAACTGTCAGCAGTCAGCGATGCATCTGAATATGGATATTTGAAAGTAGGATGGGATGGAAAAGAAGTTTTGTGTTAGCTGTCAAGCATCAAGAGAAGCAACTGGTTTTAAGTTAGTAGTTAGAAACAAAATAAAAGTTTGGAAGTGTGCAGTTTGTTTGAAGCGACAATCCGATCAACAATATAGGAGTAAAACAAATGGTAGATAACGATTACATATATACCCCAGCCAGCACAGACATTACTATTCGCTGGCAAAAAATTTATGGCTATGTTCCAGCAAGTGAACAAGAGTTCTATAAAACAAAATGGGCTGATTTTAAATCAAAATTTAATAAAACACTTGAAGATTCTGATGCTATATTTATTGATCCCAAAGTGCAACAAATTTGGAGAAAGCATAAAGTATGAATCCATTTGCACAAAAGGAATTTGACAAGATACCAGCGGCGATCTATGCCCCGGAAGAATATTTTGAATTAGGTTGGTTAGCGGCTGTTAATGTTTTATCAAAAGAGTTTATGACCAAATGGGAAAAAGCAGAATTGGAAGATACTGAATTACTCCATGAACACCAACATATCCCAATGCCCGATGATGAAGCAGAGTAACTGGTTTCCAATATGCTTTGAATCAAGTGCTGTTTATAAATCATGGGTAGAAGCAAGAAATTATGCTCATGAAATAGCTTCAGTATGCGATGATTGCGATCCAGATTATGCAAAAGAAATGCAAAAACAAAAAAGGTGCATCCCACAAGATGCTATTTTTAACTCAACTAATAGTAAGAAACCATGCAAACTAAAGATTATTCAGAACTGTACCTAGATACTCAAGTAGCGATCAAAAACTGTCATTTGCTTTGTTTAAAAAGCGATTGGGCGGGAGCAAGTAAAGCGGCAGAAGCGGCATCAGTTTATGCAAAACAACTACAGGACACGATAAAAAAATATGACAACATTTACAACAGAAGATCGGCTTAGTGCTGAACCCATCCCTTTTATGGGGATGGTTGATTTAACCATTCAACAAGGCACTTTGGAGTGGCGGCAACTTAGGCTGGGAAAAGTAACAGCCAGCCGGGTTGCTGATGTTATGTCTAAAGTCAAAACAGGAGAATCTGCTGGTCGAAAGAACTATAAGATGGACTTGGTGGTTGAAAGGTTCACAAACACCCCTACAAGCAGTTTTACCAATGCGGCAATGGCTTGGGGTACAGAAACAGAACCGCTGGCTAGGATGGCTTATGAAGCCCTTACAGGGACATTTGTAGATCAAGTTGCTTTTATACAACACCCATCAATAGAATGGTTTGGTTGTAGCCCAGATGGTTTAGTGAATGATGGTTTGATTGAAATTAAATGCCCTAATACTGCTACTCATATAGAATATTTGTTGGCTGGCTCACCGCCGCCAAAATATGCAACACAAATGCAAACTCAAATGGCTTGTACCGGGGCTGAATGGTGCGATTTTGTATCATTTGACCCTAGATTGCCATCGGAATTGCAATTGTTTGTAGTACGGCTGGGTAGGGATGATTCCTATATTCAGCTAATAGAAGAAGAAGTAAAGCTGTTTTTAGATGAAGTTCAACAAGTTTATACACAATTGAAAGCGAGAATGTAATGGGCGTTAAATATGAATGCATTGTAAAAAATGGCACTTATACCGATAAAAGCGGGGTTGAAAAGAACCGCTGGCAAAAGATTGGTGTTTGTGTCGAAACCAAACAAGGTGGAATGGCAATTAAGCTAGAAACTATCCCGGTGTCTTGGGATGGTTGGATTTCTTTAGCAGAACCAAAACCTAAAGAAAATGCGCCGCAAGCTGTAGCACTAAGTGGTATAGAAGATGATTTAGTGCCATTTTGATAATAATTAGCAGATAGGACTAATACTTCACGATTCTGCGACTGCCCAGAATCTTCCTATCAGGCAGTCAATATTTCTAATGTTTTATTGATCTTAACAATGCGATCATCTAAGCCATTAAACCCGCCATTGATGCGTTTAGTCATTTCCTTGTAATCTTTTTTATCGGCTAAATCATTTAACCCTTTTTTATTCCAGAACCAGCCAGCCGACATAGCGGCAAATGGCATTTCTTGAAGCATATCTGGGTAATCAATTAGATTAATATTAAGGGCATCAGAAAGAGTTTTATAGACATCCTTGCCTGTGCATTGAATTAAACCTCTGCCCCGGTAATTCCAGCCATCACCAGATTCTTCATTGCCATTGCCCATGCGGTTTGCATAAACCTTATTGGCAATCATATCGGGATTGCGAGCATATTTATTAGCAATGTCATCTGTAGGAAATCTTGATCCCCAGACTGACTTTAAGCCGTTAGCTGAATAGTTTAAATTTTCAACCAGTTGTTTGTAATTTCCGCTTTCATGAGCCGTCTGCCCAATAAAAGCCGCTTGGCGGTTTACATTGTTGATTGAATATTTTTCAAAAGTTTTTTGTAACCAAAGCAACCAATCAGGGTTTATACCTAGTTTTGCTAACTGCTCACTAGTCATTGTCATCATGCCCTAATTTAATACCAGTAATCAGCCCAATAAAGCCACCAATAATTGTTTGAAAAGCTGGAGTAATAGCTTCAAATATTTTATCGTTACTAATATTGCTATCAAATAAACCAACAAGCATTGCGCCTACCATGCCAAGAACAACAATACATAATGTAGTGGTAACAGCTACAGTAACCCAAGTTCCAAGTTTATTATTGTCCATTTTTGCTTCTCATATCTACAATTTTTTCAAGGGTTCTGCCGCCAAAGTAAAAAGACATAATGAGCATACCCCATTGTCCAAGCAGTTCTACATATCTTTCATTGGTATCCATGTCAAAAGCTGACATAAAAGCAAATATAAAGTAGCCTGTAATAATGGCTATAAGGGTCATGGGGCGAATATTCTTAGCCAGCCAGCTATCACTAGCCATGTCCGCTTGTGCTCGTTTAGTAAGTTCTTGGGCTTCGTTTATATCGGCTTGAATATCAGCCAACTTGCCGTCTTGGGCTAATTTAGCTAATTCTAATTGGGCTTGAGCTTTTTGGGCTGGGTCAGGAATTAGCTTATCTACCAGCTTCATTCCTACGCCAATGATGTCATCTATTCCAAACATATTAGTGCCACTTTACTGTAATAAGGGTAACAATAATAAAGCCAGCAGAAGCAATTAGGATTTGCTCTAATCTTTTTAATCTGGCATTAATCGATTCATATCGCAATGCACAAACAGCTTCATGGGAATTTAATCGTGCATCTGTTTCATCAATAGTGGACATATAAGGCTCATAGAAAAAAGGTTAATAAGTCTTATATTGTCGAATTACAGGAATTTTACCACTTCTTCTGGTTTTATAAATGCTTCAGAATTGTATTCAGTTAAATCCCACCATAAGAATTGATTTGGTGCTAAATATGATCTATCTTTAAGCAAATTGTTATTTTCAGGATGTCCAAAGATTATTGGATCAGACACAGACCATAGAACAATGCCGGGTTTGTCGCAATCCCATGCAAGATGTTGAAAAAAACTATCTACCCCAATCCATATACGACATTCAGCTATTAACTCTTTAAGCCTAGGAATTGGTAAACCTTTGCAAAACTCTGGCACTAATTGTTCTTCACCTTCAATGCCTACTTGGATAATAGGTTCATCTATTAGGGCAATTAATTCTTTCCAATAAGGATAATTCTTAGGGTTTTGTTTGCCGCTTGGCAATCCTTTAGCATAAGGAGAAATAATAATCATAGATATAGCTTCCTAAAAGCATTTTCTAGGCTATCTTTCCAATCCCATTGGCACATCTTTTTGTAAATATTCCATTGATCTAAATCGCCAAATAAAGCTATAGCTTCGGCTATCGACTTGCCGGGAACAATTTCAGGATAACAAGTAAAAACAATAGGATTAGGAATCTCAGGAAGAATATGGCTGAAAACAATATGGTCACCAGCCCCACAATTAAGAACAACAATGGTGCGATCAGAAAGTCCATTAATATTTCTAAAAATAGCTTCATCATGGGCGAACATCTCTTGTTTTGCTCCATCTCTAATACCCCCTTGTGGATTTTTAAAATGCCATGTAACTGCATCAGGAACAGCTAAAATCTTGTATCCCTTTTTATACAGACCATGAGTAAATAATGTTTCTTCCCTATGCGCCACTCTTGATAATCCAAGATTGTAATCATGCACTCCAGCCCTATATAGGAATGAACAATGCAGATGCTCTACTTCTTTTGTTTGCTTTATATAATTCCATTGAATATTCGGTTCTGCATCAATATCTTTTATTTTGCCAGTAGCTTTGGATGTATCAAATAGGTTTGGCATAGTAAAAATTGAACCGCCTATTGCACCTATATCATCTGCTGTATGTTTATACAGTTGTTCTAAGACATTAGGCTCTGGGATGGCATCATCATCGCATCGCCAAACCCAATCATAGCCCATAGTATTAGCCATCTGATGAATATGATGCTGACCTTTTTTCTCGGCAAATTTCCATTCCCAATCAATCTTTTTATGGTTAAGAATTTGAAAAAAATGCTGATACATGGATTCAGATCGCATATCTTTAGGTTCATCATTATCATCAAAGATTATCAGCTTATCTGGCAATCTAGTTTGATTCATAATCGCATTTAAAACCAATGGAAGTGTAGTGAAATACCTTCCTTTTGTAGCTACAGAACAAAGAACTTTAGCCACGATCCCACCTTGCAATCATCAGATTACAGCGATTGTTTTGATCTACAGCTTTTAAAAGGCTAGTGATATTTCCATGTTCATCAATATATTCAAACTCAAAGCCGGGAAAGTCTTTTTCAGTAAGCCCATGCAGTTTATGGTGTTCGCCCCAAAAGCCTTTTGGCTCATTATGCGGGACTGTAATAAGCAATCTTTGGCAATGCTGTTGTAACTTTGTTATAACTTCTAAGCCATTATCTATATGCTCTATAACCTCAAAAGCAACAATGGTGTCATATTGACCTAATTCATAGTCGTTAATATCTGCCCATGCAAATTTAACCTTTGGTAGCCATTGTTGTTTATTTGCAACATCAACAATAATAGGGTCATAATCCAAACCTAGATAATCAATATCAGATGGGAAAAATTGCACTCCATATCCAGTAGAACAACCAATTTCAAGAATCTTGTTGCCTAATAGATTAGTGTTAGCCCATTCATATCGCTGAGTTTCTCTGGGAAATACTGGGTCATCTTTTAAGAATATGGCTCTTTCATAATTATTAGAAAGCCGCCAGTAATACCATTCTTTATTGTATTTCTCAGCCAATTTAAGCTGATTTAATAAAAACTTTTTATTCCAATCTGGGACTAATGCTGGGTCATGCATTGTTCCTTCAGCTTTATGATAAATAGGGAAAGTACCATTGTTTCCACAGTCTATCAATCTAAATCCAGCTTGTTCTGCTTTTAAGCAAAACTCTATATCTTCATTGCCGCCAGTTTCATATTCTTCATTAAGCAAACCAATGGCATCAAATACTTTTCGATTAATTAAGACACAAAAGAAAACAAGAAATGGTGCTTTAGTAATGTCAGAATATTGTGGAAGAACCCCACAAACATCACCTTGGTCTAATAACTCTAGCCATTTGTTTTTGCTTTGTTCTAGCAAAATTGTGTCATTGTTTAGCAATACAACCTTATCAGCAGATGATATAGTTATCCCGGCATTGGTCGCTTTCGCAAAACCCAATGATTCATCATGCCAAACAATTTTGATATTAGGAATTGCAGTTACTAGATAGTCTAAATACTGTCTAGTATTGTCTTTGCAACCATTAGCCGATATGACCAACTCTACATCAGTCATATCGGTATGCTTGATTATAGAATCAATGCAAGGTTTAAGATATTTTTCGCAATTATTGTATGTTGGTATTACTATCGTATATTTCATATTGTCCTATAAAACTATCCACCTTCTTCCTGATGAAACTGTAACTGTTACTCCGCTAGAAAGGGTAACTGGTCCAACACTTAAACCATTGTTGGTAGATGCAAAAGTATAGCTTGTGGCTACAGTTGCATTGTTTACAAATATACCATTAGATGCAATAAGTTCACTAGAAGTAAATTCCCCGGTGCTTGGTTTATAAAGCAACTTAGCATTGCCAGTATTAATTGCTGTTGCTGTACCGCTTGTGGCACTAACAAAGGTTGGGTAAAGATTGGTTGCAGTTGTAGTGTCATTGGTAATAGTAATGCTACTACCACCACCACCACTATACCCCGATATGCCCGAAAATCCGCTGATGCCTGATCCAGAATAACCCGATAGACCGCTTCCAGAATACCCGCTAAAGCCCGAAACTCCGCTTCCGCTGTACCCGGAGAAGCCGCTTGTTCCAACCCCTGAGTACCCCGAAAATCCGCTAACCCCGCTTCCGCTAAATCCTGACCAGCCAGAAATCCCGCTTCCCGAATAACCCGACCAACCAGAAACTCCGCTTCCTGAGAAGCCCGACCAACCGCTAATTCCGCTTCCGCTGTAACCGCTAATGCCAGATTGCCCAGCAATACCAAAAGTCCATGCCGCCAAAGTTCCAGAGCCACCAATTAAATCCACATTGACTGTAAGAGTAGTAGTTGTATAAGCGGTAATCAAACCTTCCATAAAGTTTGTAGCAACTGTATTTGTAATTCTTACTCTACTTCCAACTACATAAGCATTAGTTCCAGCAGTTTGATTTACTGTAAATGCTTTAGATCCAGTTCCAATTAAAAATGAAGTAGTAGAAGTTAAATTAGCATAACCTAAACCGCTATAGCCTGATATTCCGCTTCCAGAGTACCCTGAAAATCCGCTTACTCCGCTTCCCGAAAAGCCGCTGATGCCCGAACCGCTATAGCCCGACCAACCCGATATTCCGCTTCCAGAATAACCGCTGATGCCTGATCCAGAATAGCCCGACCAGCCGCTGACCCCGCTTCCGCTAAAACCAGATATTCCTGACCCTGAATAGCCCGACCAGCCAGAAATCCCACTGCCTGAAAAACCAGAAATCCCAGAACCAGAATAGCCGCTGATTCCCGAACCGCTATAGCCCGACCAGCCCGATATTCCGCTTCCGCTGTAACCTGATATGCCGCTTCCGCTAAACCCTGAGAACCCGCTTATGCCTGATCCACTAAACCCCGACCAGCCGCTGATGCCCGATCCAGAATAGCCTGAGAAGCCCGATGTAGATGCTCCGCTAAACCCAGACCAACCGCTAATTCCGCTTCCTGAGTAGCCAGAAATCCCAGAACCGCTAAACCCAGACCAGCCGCTAACTCCGCTTCCGCTGTAACCAGAGAAGCCCGATGTAGATGCGCCTGAATAACCCGATTTGCCGCTATACCCAGATTGACCATACATTACTTGAGTTGCAGTAAAGATTACAGATGGAGTTTCAGGATAGGTTGCATTACCAGCAAGAGTTTCTAAATATACATTTGCATTTGTTGTATCCCAATATAACTCTACATAATCACTTGCATTGACATTAAATACATAATTGACAGTTAATATATTTGATGAAAATGCACTACCTTGTTTATCAGGAACATCATAATGACTATTGCTATCAGGAACATTTGTTCCATTTTTCTTTATCCAAAATTGACTATTACCTAATGCTGTGCTGTGATTAGTAAGCTGGAGAGAAAAAATAAGACTATAAGTTCCAGCATTTGCAAAGGTTACTCTTGATCCACTAACAACTGATACTCCAGTATTATTTGCATCATAAGAATTTAAAGTAACCGCTGTTGCAGTATTGATAGTAGTAGTTTGGGTTGTTGTATCCCAAAATGAACCCCAGTTGCCAATAGTCCCGCCAGCACCTACAGCACCAGAATAGCCAGAGTACCCGGAAGTTGCAATCCCGCTAAATCCCGATGTCCCGCTATAGCCCGAAAACCCGCTTACAGTAGCCCCTGAGAAACCGCTAAAGCCCGAAATCCCGCTTCCGCTATACCCAGATATGCCCGATCCAGAATACCCGCTAAAGCCGCTTGTAGAAGCCCCGCTAAAACCTGAAATCCCAGACCAACCCGAAATCCCGCTTCCCGAAAATCCGCTAAACCCGCTGATCCCAGAGCCGCTAAACCCGCTGATGCCGCTTCCGCTGAAGCCTGACCAGCCGCTTGTTCCGCTTCCGCTGAAACCTGACCAGCCACTTATGCCCGATCCTGAGAAGCCCGACCAACCGCTTATTCCGCTACCGCTAAATCCCGACCAGCCGCTAATGCCACTTCCAGAGAAACCGCTAAAGCCCGAAATCCCGCTACCCGAATAGCCAGAGTACCCGCTGATACCAATTCCTGAGTACCCGCTAAACCCTGATATTGATTCCCCAGAGTAACCCGACCAGCCAGAAATCCCGCTACCCGAATAGCCGCTAAACCCAGAAACTGTTTCCCCTGAGAAGCCGCTGTAGCCCGATTTCCCGCTAAACCCAGAAATTGATTCCCCGCTAAATCCTGACCAGCCGCTGATGCCTGACCCCGAAAATCCGCTGATCCCAGAAGCCCCGCTATACCCAGAAATTGATTCGCCAGAAAATCCAGAATTCCCGCTGTACCCGCTGAAACCCGAAATTGATTCGCCAGAATAACCGCTGTACCCAGATGTAGAATCGCCTGAGAAGCCAGAATACCCAGAAGTTGATTCGCCGGAGTACCCAGAGAATCCGCTTTGCCCTTGTGGACCTACTATTGGACCAACATTATTCCAAGCAAATCCATCCCAAACATATAAATCGCCATCGGCTGAAACAATATAAGCATCATTAGGAAGATTGCCTATTGTTGGTAGATCAGCAACAGTAGGTACAGTTCCTTTTAAATTAATGCTTGTGCCTTGTGCGCCGCTGTAACCCGAATACCCTGAAATGGATTCGCCTGAGTAACCGCTGTACCCGCTAATTGTTTCTCCGCTATACCCGGAGTACCCAGAAACTGATTCGCCAGAAAATCCAGATTGCCCATCTTGCCCGCTATACCCAGAGTACCCAGAAACTGATTCGCCAGAATAGCCCGAAAAGCCCGATGTAGATTCGCCTGAGTACCCGCTAAAACCGCTTGTGCTTTCTCCAGAGTACCCAGAGAAGCCCGATGCCCCATCTTGCCCTGAAAAACCGCTTATACCGCTTCCTGAGAAGCCAGAGTACCCGCTATCGCCAAGAACCCCATCTTGCCCGCTGAAACCCGACCAACCGCTTATCCCTGAACCAGAATACCCAGAGTACCCGGAATCGCCTTGTGGACCATATAAGCCCCTATCAATAGTAATAACTTGATTAGGAGTAGGTGTTACAGCAAGGTTTATTCGATTTTCTTCTGAAACCGCAATAATGACATTGTTTTCATCTACAACAGTCGCATTGATGCTAGAGTTGCTGGGAGTAATTTTGATTCCCATAGGTTACTCCACCACAATAGCATCGGAACGAACTAGAAATAAAAGAAAAACAATATAATCATTTTGAGGATTTGCACTTGCCGCAAAGCTAATCTTAATGCGACCTGAGAATCCTACACAGTCTTGTGCATTGATGTTTAGTTCTGGGTCATTATTCATTAAGTCCCATGCAGAATCATCAATAACAAGGGTAAATTTACCTAGAGCATTATCCCTGTTTGTAATAGTAAGGGGTACTGGTGTTGGTGTTGGAGTGTAATTGGCAATATCAAATGTCAATCCATTACGAGTATCTACAATATTGGACATTGCCCGGCGAATGATCTGAGCATCAATTGTTGCATCAGTAAGATCAATTGGGGTAGTGCCATTATTAGCTGTAATGGTCAGATTCCAGTAAGTTGATTGTTCCCAAACTAACTCACCAGCGATAATAGGATTGTCAAAACCGCTAACTTGTGTCAGCGAGTTCTTGTTAAAAATTGCCATGATTACTCCAGTTCTCGGTTAATGGCGAATGGTACTCCACTCAGCCACGAATCATGTTTTGTCTTTTTTAGATTATAGCTTAACCTACTAATACTTTTATCTAAACACCGCAACTTGCATATATGGGTTGTCATTAAGACCGCCAACCACATTTTGACATTGAATTTGATAAGTAGTAGTTGTTCGAGTTAAAGCTGTTCCACTTGTATTTACATCGGTAGCTACAGATAAATATCCGCTTGCAGTAAGCTGTCTTGAGCTTGCAATAGCGCAATAATTTGTATCTAGCAAAGCATTTGTAAAGTTTAAAGTATAATCGCCTGTTCCATTTTTAGTAACAGAAGTTACATTGTATGCGGCTCTAGGAGTAATAGGACTTGCAGAAGTTCCATTAAAATTTACCCACGCAACAATACTTGCATTTGATGTTGAGCCAACAGGCATTGTTACGCCATTAGCACCGCTTAAAGTCATTGCCATGATTACACCTTAATGGCTCGTAAGCCTTCTAAAGTTGTTTCAGCATCTGCCAATTTAGTAATATCCCGCAGACGATTCTTTTCAGCAACAATAGCTGTAGTATCGCTATTAGCTTCTAAGGCTCTTTGGAATAGAACATCTTGTGCGGTTAAGAGTGGTTCTCTTTCTGCTCTTAGACGCTTCTTGGTGATTTCTGTAGCTTTGGCTAGGCTAAC